TTATATAATAAAATAAATTTTTCTGGTATGGTGCTCTTAAAATTAACGAATCTAAACCTTCGGTTAAAAATCGTTATTTCAATTCAAAAACTTGCATTAAAAATTCAAAATTCAAATCACTTTACATTTAAATGTTAAATTATTAATTTTTTGTATTCGTTAGCAAAAAATCAAAAATTAACGACTTATTACATTTAAATGTAAAAATCGTAAACTTTTTTTGAATATAATAAATATTCAAAAGGGATCAAACTAAATCCTGGAGGTACTACGTCTACGCGTTTAATATAACTAATTTAGAATCTACGAGTTTAAAATGAAGTCTATAATTTCGGATTTTAAAATACGCCAAATTGCAGAAAACTGCAATCTCTCCGATTTCATAAATCCAATCATTAAAACATTTAAAAATAAATTGGTTAGTTTTAATGATTTTAGAATTATAACATTTGATTCGAATTTTAAATATTCCATAATGCGAAAATCCTATTATCCGTTGCTTATTGAAAATCTTGACTTATTTAAGAATACTTCAATTGAAAATTACATTATAAAATCAGAAATTATAAAAGGGATTCCGTTTACATATGATCCAAATTATATTGTAAAAGATTCAATACTTTACCTAGTTGACGAAGAAATCGCATCTGGCGACCCATACGTAAAAAATGGTATGCTTTGTGCTGAGGGACTTGGGTGCAATGATACAATGCTTTTAAAAACTTATAGGGATTTTAAGTTTTACCAATCCAAAAATTAATAATTTTTTAAATTAAAAAAATTTTGCAACTTTGGAATGTTATAATATCAATATGTTTAGGAATTTTAATAACTGTTTGCATAACAAATCACTTGATAAATCTTTACCATTTAATTCATTTATGTTTTGTCGGTATTTTAGCTTCAATAGTCAAACACTAAAATATGCTAATTTTTTAAATACATATTATAATTTGGATCCAGAAGTCCAGTATGAATTTATTAGAAATTTACCAAAGCCAAAATATATTAAATGGATTCCAATTTCAAATGCAAAAGTTGATTCAATAAACGAAATATGCAAGAAATATAAAGTTTCGGAATCTAAAGCAATTGAATATTTAAGTATTTTGAGTAAACAATGAAATATAATATAACTGATTTTTATAAGAGTCCGGATGATATTAAATTTTTTGAATTCATCAATACAACCGCAACTCTTGTTGAGGATGCAATTTATAGTAATACAGAAATTGATTTAAAACCGATTTATGATTGGCTAGAAAATCTTATAAAACAAAAGGAATCATTTATTAGTTCGCTTGAGTATCCGGAACTTCTTTCGGATCACCTAAAAGACTTATTTACAATAGGAACAGAAAATCTCAAAAAATTCAAAAATGAAAATATTGAAAGCATTTCTGCAACTATTGATTTTAGTAATTTTAGGAGACTCAAAAATCTTTTAGAAATTATAAAATTAAAACTAAAATTATAAAATTAAAATTAAACTAAATTAGCATATAATAACAACAAAGGAATTCAAAATGATAACAAAAGAATTTTTAAAATTGCTTTCACTTATGACTCCAATTACGGATAAAGCAATTATCAAATCTCCAGTAACTACGCTTAATAGCGAGTCTGTTGATATTTTGGTAAATGTAAAAACTGATTTTGAAGTCGAAAATCCAATCTGTATTTTTGAACTTTCGAAGTTTTTGAATCTTTTAAACTTATTTGAAAACTATGATCTAAACATAGAATCAAATAAGATTATTGTTTCAAATACGCAAACAAAATCAGTTTTTACACTTGGCAGCATCGATGTAATGGAGGACTATAATAAATCGTCCGAAATTATCGATCGTATTGATTTAGCTGAAACTGTTTCAAAATTCACTCTAAAAGCAAAAGATATGATTGATTTTAAAAAATCAGCAAATATTTTTAGTGAATTAAATACAATTGATTTTATTGGAAAGGATACTTCTACTTATGTAGAGCTCGGTGTTTATAATAAATATAATAGTTCTAACAACACATTTAGCAAAGAATATCTTTCAAGCGCGCAGAAACAATTTAAAGTTTCGATTAATATAGAAAGTTTTCTAAAACTACCAAATTGTGATTATGAAGTTTGTGTAAAATATAATGAGTCAAAAAACGCTTATCGTATTTTATTTAAAACGGAATTATTTGCAATTGCTGTTAGCACAATTAATGTTTAGAATTTTTTAGTTTTTTAATTTTTTTAAATTAATTTTACAATTTTTACATTTTTTTACAATTTTTAAGGATTTTTAAAATGAATTTTAATTTTGACTGGGAATCAATGACTGGCGGCGAGGACGTATTTGCCGCAAAAACTGCTTACGAAACTGACGAACGCTTCTACACACTTCCAAAAGACGATAAAGGTAATGGTGCTGCAATTATTCGATTTTTACCATCCGAGATTCTCGAAAATGGCTCAATGAGAACAATTAAGCAACTCTACAAATACAATGTAAGATCAAAAACTTCAAAGAGATTTCTAGCAATTTGGTCTCCAACAAGTATTGGTAAGCCAGATCCAATTCAGGAAAAATGGGCACAGCTTTGGAATGCAAATCAAAAAGAGGAAGCAAAAAGATATGCAAGATCGGAAAGATATATTGCAAATATTCTTGTGATTAAAGATCCAAAATGTCCTGAAAATGAGGGCAAAGTATTTTTACTTGATATGAGTAAATCATTTAAAACAAAAATTCAATCTTGGATTCAGCCGTCTGCGCAAGAGATTGCGCTAGGAACAAAGCCAAAGAATCTATTTAATCCGCTAGCCGGATATAATGTAAAATATTTGAGTTACAGAGACTCAAATGGATATATTACATATGATAAATCTGAAGTTGCTCCAGAAGAGACCGCGATTTTTAAATCTGGTGCAGAAGCTGCAAAATTTATTGACTCCAATTGTTATAAATTATCGGAGTGGGATCTAGAATCTGCTTATCCATCATATGATGAAATTAAAGAAAAGCTTGAAAATCTCGATGTCGCAACAACTGAAAAAGCAACAGATGCTGTTCAAGCTGCTATCGATGTTGCTGATGTTCCATTTGATGTTAATGATACACCAAAAGACGAAATGCCAGCTCCAAAAGCAAAACTAAAAGTTGAAGCAACTCCGGAACCGACTGATGATTTAGACGCACTGATTAAATCACTAGCATAATACTCTAAAATAAAGCCTCGGAAACGGGGCTTTTTAAAGGTTTAAAATGATTTTAATTGATTTTGGATCCGTTTATTTTAGATCACTTATGACTTCAATAAGCACAGCAAAACCTCATAAGAAAAATGGAAATTATGTAACTTCTGAATATATTGATGTTGTTATATATCGAATTATTTCGGAATTGCTTGAAACATATAAAAATCATAAAAATGAATTTGGAAATCTCGTAATTTGCATTGATGACGCTTCGCGCCAATATTGGAGAAAGACGATATATCCATATTATAAAAATGCAAGAAAACATCAGCGAGATATTTTACCAATTGATTTTAATGAAGTTTTTAAGCATATTAATTTGCTTGTTTCAGTTTTAACAAAATATACTCCATTTAAATCGGTTCAAGTTCCAGGAGCAGAAGCAGACGATGTAATCGGATTTTTAACAAAAAAATATGCGCCATTTGAAAAAATCTTAATCTGGAGTCCCGATAAAGATTTTAAGCAATTTCATAATTTAGGATATGTCAAACAATATAGTTCAATTACAAATGATTGGATTGTTGCCGGTGATTTAAGTAAATGGATTATAAAACACTGCTGTTTAGGTGATGCAATTGACGGTGTTCCGAAAATAACGGATTTTTTGAGATTTTCTGATTCATTTAAAACTTATTTAAATGGTAAATATAATGAATTGGAATTTTATAAATTACCATATTCTGAACAAGATTCGATTATTGAAAGTTTCAATGTATTCAAAAAGAATAGAAAAGGTGAATTAACTGAAACTAAGGATGTTTATGATCCGATTCCATTTGGTGAAGCAAAACTATTCAAAACAATTGAACAATATGAAAGTCTTGAAAATTGGCTAAATTCAAATGAAATTTTAAGATTACAATATGAAATTAATAAAAAACTTGTTCTCGATTTATATGTTCCTCAAAAAATTGAATCAGATATTTTAAATGCTTATTTGGAATCACCAACTGATTTTGATTTTGAATCAATTAAAAAATATTTGGACTTCTACAAACTTGGATATATTGCAAATGATTTTAAAAGAATTTTTACTGACAATTTAAAAACTGTTAAATTCTCTGAATCTAAAAATCTCAACTTCAATTTAGACTCTCTAATTTTTTAAAATCCATACGGAAATGTATGGATTTTCAACTTCTAAGCATTCGACTAAATTTTTTGAATCCATTAATTAAAATACTAATTTTATGCATAAGCATTTTATAAGTAGAATTTTAAAGGCAACCGGAATTTAAATTCATTTTATTATATAATAAAAATAAA